AGCAGGACATAAACTAAGAAGAGCAGATAAGAATCGTATTCAAGGTAAAATCCAAATACACGAATATTTAAAAGTAAGAGAAAACGGAAGACCTAAGTTGCAGATATTTAATACGTGTCCTAACTTAATAAGAGAATTACAAAGTATTCCGTTATCAAAAACAAATCCAGAAGATGTGGACACACATGCTTCGGACCACGCATATGATGCGTTAAGATATATGATAATGAGTCGACCTCGTATGGAAAACCCATTAGAAAGACTTAGAGGTTTTAAAAGAGAAATCTATAAACCTGCTGATTCTGAATTTGGATATTAAATTTTATGGCAGAAGACAATACATTTTTAAATGCTAATAATATCTACGAGGATGTAGAAGGTGAATCTGGAAAAAGTTTAACTTTAGAAATAGACCAGAAACAGAACCTTGTTGGTATTGTACATGGTCGATATGCTCAAGCAGAAGATGCTAGACAAACTGATGAAACTCGTTGGTTAAAAGCTTACGAAAATTACAGAGGTCTTTATAAAAATTCAGTTAAGTTTAGAGACTCAGAAAAGTCTCGTATATTTGTAAAGATTACAAAAACAAAAGTACTAGCTGCTTTTGGTCAATTAGTTGATGTTATATTTGGTACAGGTAAATTTCCTATAGGTATATCAGAAACTAAACTTCCTGAGGGTGAAAAAGAAAACGCTTACTTAGATACACAAAACCCTACTCCCAGTATAGAAATAACAGATGAAAATCGAGGCAATGTAGTTGACCCATTTGATGTTGGTTATGAAGGTGATGGTAGAGTACTAGGAGCAGGTTCAACATATTCTAATGTAGAAAGCCTAGAAGAAAAAGCAGAAGATATGCTAACAGAAGGATTATCTGCTATTCCAGATATTCCTGAAATAAGTCCTGCAGAAAAAGCTGCAAGACGTATGGAAAAATTAATCCATGACCAAATAGAAGAATCTAATGGTTCAGCAGAAATAAGAAATGCTTTATTAGAAGCGGCTTTATTAGGTACAGGAATAGTTAAAGGACCGTTTAATTTTAACAAAAAGTTACATAAGTGGTCATCAGAAGGAGAAGAAAGAAACTATAATCCTTTAGAAGTTAGAGTACCTCGTATAGAGTTTGTTAGCTGTTGGGATTTTTATCCTGACCCTGCTGCAACTAATATAGAAGAATGTGAATACATAGTTCATAGACATAAAATGAACAAAAGTCAATTAAGGCAATTAAGAAATATGCCTTACTTTGATGAAGAAGCAATACGTGGTTGTTTGCAAATGGGAGCTAACTACGTTGAAAAAGATTTTGAAAGTCAACTTAAAGATGATAGCAGAAGTGATGAAAGCTATGTAAGTAACTTTGAAGTTCTTGAATACTGGGGCATGATGGATGCAGAGTATGCAAGAGAAGTAGGAATAGAACTTCCTGATGATATAGATGATTTAGATGAAGTTCAAATTAATGCATGGGTATGCGGTAATAAATTGCTAAGAGCAGTTATTAATCCTTTTACTCCTTATCGTATACCTTATAATGCATTCCCATACGAAAGAAATCCATATAATTTCTTTGGTATTGGAGTAGCTGAGAATATGGATGATTCTCAACAAATAATGAATGGACATGCTAGAATGGCTATTGATAACTTAGCACTAGCAGGTTCTCTTGTTTTTGATGTAGATGAGTCTGCTTTAGTTGGTGGACAATCTATGGAAGTGTATCCCGGAAAAGTCTTTAGAAGACAAGCAGGGATGCCGGGTCAGTCAATTTATGGACTAAAGTTTCCTAACACTGCTCCAGAAAACATGATGATGTTTGACAAGTTTAGACAACTTGCAGACGAACAAACAGGCATACCTAGTTATTCTCATGGACAAACAGGTGTACAAAGTATGACAAGAACTGCCTCAGGTATGTCTATGTTGTTAGGTGCATCTAGTCTAAACATTAAAACAGTAATAAAGAATCTTGATGATTTTTTATTAAAGCCTTTAGGGGAATCATACTTCCAATGGAATATGCAATTTTTTGAAGGTGGTCTTGATGTTACAGGTGATTTAGAAGTTAAAGCTACAGGAACAAATAGCTTAATGCAAAAAGAAGTTAGAAGCCAAAGACTTACTATGTTCTTACAAACTGCACAAAGTCCTGCTATTGCTCCTTTTGTTAAAATTTCTAAACTCGTTAGTGAACTAGCCTACAGCTTAGATTTAGACCCTGATGAAATACTCAATGACCCTGAAGAAGCTGCAATTATGGCTCAAATTATAGGAATGCAAAATGCTCAACAAGCAACAGGCGAAGAACCTAGCCCTCTTGGTCAACAACCCGGAGACATGGGAGCCGCTACAGGAACACCTCAAGCACCTCAAGACCTTGGAAGTACAGGCACTGGTGGGGGCAACATCGGAACAGGAGATGTACCGCAGTCAGGGGAAACTACGTTTAGTGGTACACCTAGAGCAGTTGAGGGATGAAGTACTAGAAGCAATTAATCGACAGGAATAATAATGGCTAAGAAAAAATTAACAGATTTAACAGGTGATGGAAAAATTACACAAGCTGATGTACTAAAAGGAAGAGGAGTTTTTAATGAAGGTGGTGGAGCTACACGTTATATAGACCCTACAGGAAAAAATAAATATTTAACAGAAGAAATAATTGAGTTAAATAAAGAAAGAGATAGAATTTTTAAAGCTTCCATTGATAATAAAAAAGATTTTAATAAAATTTTAGATGATAGAGTTAATCAAGGAAGTCTTACAGAAAAATCTGCAGATTTAATTTCACAAATACATAGATTACAATTACTTGAAGATAAAAGAGACCAGAAAAAATCTACTCCTAAAATGTATTCTAAACCCGGAGCAGCACCACGAAGAGAAAAAAAAGCAGAAGGTGGAGATATTAATTCACAAATGGAAATGATGTTAGGTGAAGAAGGTGTACCTATGGAAGAAGGTGTACCTATGAAAGAAACAATGGTTCCAGATGAAACAATGGAAAAAGATTACCTAGACTTTATATTAGATGAAGCTCTAGATGAAGAAGAAGAAGACTTCTTAATGGAACAATTAGAAAGCAACGATAAATTATCAATAATTTTTGATAAAGTTATAGACGTTGCAACAGAATTCGCAGGGTCTGGACCAGTAGAAGGTCCGGGTTCTGGAGTATCCGATTCGATACCTGCAAGGTTATCGGATGGAGAATTTGTTTTTACTGCAAAAGCAACTGCAGAAATCGGAGAAGATACTTTGATGTCTGTAATGAAAGAAGCAGAAGCTCAAGCAGATGAAAGACAACAAGTAGCGGAAGGTGGTGTAATTGAAGAAGAAGAGAATGTTGAAATGCCAGTACAGGCTGCTCAACAAAAAGACATTCGAGTTTCAAGACCAACAGTATCTGCTCTTGCTGCAAGGCAAGAAGAAAAAGATATTGTAGGTGATGAGATTAAAAAAAGAATGATGCTCGACCCTAATCAAAGACACGTCAGAAGCTAATAGCCGATAAAGCTACCCTAAAAATATTAGGCACTTTATCAAATAATAACCGAAAGGCTACCTTTACAAACAAGCCCTCTAGTCGACATAGAGCTACCTTGTGAACGAAGCCCTGAGTAGGAGAAAAGAAAATGACTGAAGAAGTCTTACAAGAAGAAAAAGCCAATCCTTATAATGCAAAAAAAGAATGGCACAATATAGAAGATAAACCTTTTGTATCATCAGAAAGTTTATTTTTTGCACCTGAAAGTGAAGTTAAAGCTGAGCCTTCTAGTGTAGAAGAAATAGAACAGGAAGTAAGTGAGGATAAACCTTACAAACGTCCTAACTATAAAAAACGATATGATGATTTAAAGAAACATTATGATAGCAAACTTAATGAATTTAAGCACAGAGAACAAGAGTTATTGGAAGAAGCTACTAAAAATAGAACTGAATACAAAACTCCAAAGTCTGCGGAAGAACTTGAACAATTTAAGAATGAATATCCAGATGTTTACGAGGTGGTAGAAACAGTAGCTCACTTACAAAGTGAATCTAAGGCAAAAGTTCTAGAAGAACGTCTTAGTCAACTCCAACAAAGAGAGCAAGAAATATCACAACGTGATGCTTTAAAAAGGTTAGCAGAAAATCATCCTGATTTTGAAGATATTAAAAATAGTGATACTTTTCAAGATTGGACAAAAGAACAGCCTGCATCTATACAACAATGGATAACAGGCAATACTGATGATGCTGATTTAGCTTCTCGTGCTTTAGATTTGTTTAAAAAAGATTTTGGAATTAAAACTTCTGAAAAGAAAAAGTCATCTTCTAAACCGACCAAACAATCTGCTGCTGATATGGTTTCAACTAAAACAACAAATGTTGAACCAAGACAGGAAAAGATTTGGTCAGAAAGGGAGATTGCTGCATTGAGCATGGCAGAATTTGATAAATACGAAAAGGAAATATCAGATGCTATGCAAGAAGGCAGAATCACAAAATAAACTATAACTTAAAGGAGAATGTATCATGGCTCAATTTTTTGAACCCGGAACAGATACTGATGCTAACTTTGCTAACTCCGTAAGTGGACAGACTAATAGTTTCTTTTTACCTTCGGTTTACTCTAAAAAGGTTTTAAACTTTTTTAGAAAAGCCTCGGTAGTTGAAGCTATTACGAACACCGACTATGCCGGTGAGATTTCTGCTTTCGGAGACTCAGTAAAGATTATCAAAGAACCCGTTATCTCTGTGTCAGATTACACAAGAAATAGCGATACAACTGAAACTAGATTAACAGACCAAGAACTTACTTTGGTTGTTGATAGTGCTAAAGCTTTTAAATTCATCGTAGATGATATTGAAACTAACATGTCACATGTCAACTTCAAAGAAGTAGCTTCTAGCTCTGCTGCTTATGCTCTTAAAGATGCATATGACGCTGCGGTAATTGCTACTATGTTTGCAGGAGTTTCATCTTCATCACCTGACCACGTTTTAGGTGCTGATAATGCTACGGACTTAGGTGCCGGAGTTTTTGATGGAACTGGTAACATAGACCTTGGTGTTTCTGGTGAAACTGACCCTCTAGACCTTATGGCTAGAATGGCTAGACTTTTAGACGAACAAAATGTTCCTGAAGAAGGAAGATGGTTTGTTGGAAGTCCTGACTTTTATGAAGTCTTAGGACAGTCAGGTTCTAAATTATTGTCAGTTGACTTTAATGCAGGTCAAGGTTCTATTAGAAATGGTCTAGTATCAAGTGGAAAATTACGTGGATTTGATATGTATAAATCTAATAACATTGCTTCAACATCTAATGCTGCAGGTAAATGTTTAGGTGGTCACATGTCGTCTACTGCAACTGCTAATACAATTCTTTCAACAGAAGTGTTGAGAGACCCAACTTCGTTTGGTGACATTGTAAGAGGTCTTCACGTCTATGGTGCGAAAGTACTTAGAGAAGAAGCTTTAGTAAGTGCATTCTACGGAATTGACTAATATTAAAATTGTAGGGGAGTCTTCGGACTCCTCTGCTTTTTAAAGAATTTTTTAAAACGGAGAAATAATATGCCAATGGGTAAAGGAACATATGGAAGCCAAGTAGGAAGACCTTCTAAAAAAGAAAAGAGAGAAGGTAAAATGGATGGTGGAATGATGGGAAAGAAAAAACAAATGATGTATGGCGGAGGTAGAGTTAAGTACATGGATGGTGGTCCAGTAATGGATAACACACCTATGGCAAAACCTAATTAATCATGGCTAAAGGTGTAAAACATTATAAAAGAGATGGTACTGAGCATAAAGGTAGTATGCACAAAATGCCTAATGGTCAGCTACACACAAACAAATCTCATACTAAAACAAGTGTAAGACTTTTTCATTTTAAAGACTTAAGCAAAACTGCACAAAAAAAAGCTAAAGGCAAAAAATAATGGCAACAACTTTTCTTAATCTAACAAATGATGTTCTTAGAGAACTCAATGAAATTGAATTAACTTCAGCAAATTTTGCTAGTGCTAAAGGAATTCAAAATTTTGTTAAAGAAAGTATTAATAAATCTATTAATGATATTGCAAATGAAGAGCCACAACTTCCCTTTTTTGCAGTTGCAGCTAGTGGAGAAACAGACCCTTTTTATGGTAATGTAACTGTTGCATCTGTTGCAGGTACAAGGTGGTATACTTTAAAAGCAGGAAGCTCAAGTATTACTACAGATTTTTCATCAGTTGATTGGGATGATTTTTATTTAACAACTATAAATGTGAGCGGAGAATCAGCTCCTTTTGTTTCAAAAGGTTTATCTTTTCTTACATTAACAGATTGGACAAGATATTATAGAGACTCAGAAAATGCAGATGATTCAGATTCTCAAAGCTATGGAGAGCCTCAATATGTAATACGTAGTCCAGACCATCGTAAGTTTGGACTAAGTCCTATACCTGATAAAGTTTATAATGTGCATTTTTATGCATATTCTGCACCTACATCTTTATCTGCTTTTAGTGATGAAATAGTATTACCAGACCAATATGCTAATATAATAACAGCAAGAACTAGATATTATGTATGGCAATTTAAAGAAAGTCCACAGCAAGCAGCCTTTGCTTTAGATGACTATAAAAAAGGTATGAGACAAATGAAGTCTAATTTAATTAATCCTAGTCCTTCATATATGACGGATGATAGAAGATATTTTTAATGGCAAGAAGTCAACCATATACAGTCGCAGTCAATGGAGGATTAGTAAAGTCTTCAAATGTTATAGACTTACTTAAAACTCCGGGAGTTGCAAAAGATTTAAGAAACTTTGAAGTATCTACAGAAGGTGGATACAGACGTATCAATGGATATCAAAAGTTTGGTACAACCAATGCAACAAGACCTACGGGAAGTGCTACAAATATACTAGGCACTTTTCCATATGCTGATGGAGTAATTGTAACAGCAGGTACTGGAATTTTTTTTAGTAATGATGGAGCAACTTGGGTAAACATAGGAAGAAGCTCTGTAGATGCAAG